TGTCACGCCGTTTTTGGTCTGTTGAATAAAACCATTGGGTTTAATTTGGATTGAATTTCCCCATGTCTGGGGCTTTGTCAAATCAACTGTTTTTCCATCAATTTGAATCATTTTGCCTCCAGTTGAGTGATACGGTCAGTGAGTGATTGGATGAGTGCTTGTTGTTCTTGGATGGCTTTAACTAAAGTGGGCAAAATGTCACCCATTTTCAAGCCAAGTTTTATTTCTTCATCGTTATATTGATAATCTAAAACCAAATCAGGCAATACTTGCTGGACTTCTTGAGCAATAAAACCTGCAACATTACACGAATCACCATTTATCCAATCAAATCTGCGGGGCTTCAAAGCCATTACTTGTGTTAAACCCGTTTCAAGGTCGCGAACATTTGTTTTAAGACTTGCATCAGAGATTGCGGTAATAGATGTTGAAGTTGCATAAATTGTACCCCCATACCCAACTTGGAATCTGTATGCGGCTGCGCCTGTACTGTAAGCAGTAAACGCAAAGTTTGCATTGGTATCGGCAGAACCAACAACGCTAGTTCTTGCTCCAGTTCCAGCGTTTATTTTTACGCCATTACCAGAGTTTGGATTTGCATCCGTCGTCCCCACCAACAAATTACCACTCGCATCCAGCGTCATCGCCTGTGTGAATGTGATTGCATTACCTGCTGTGCCGGAGGGGGCGGATTGCCAAGAATGAACGCCGCCCGATTGCTGATATAGGCTTGCAGTTGCGGTAGTCCTGTAAATCCAGTTGGCCCCGTTGTAAAAAGCGTTTGTTCCTTGTGCTGAATATGCAAGTGTTCCTTGGGCCGCTAAAAATACACCTCCAATTTGCAAAGCGGGAGCAATCGCACTCCAAGCACTCGGAGTAACTCCCAGACCAAGATTTGTCCCATCAAACGTCAGCGCAGACCCAGTGGTCAAAACCTTGGAGCTGTTGAGATAGGCAACACCGTTTGCTGTGCCGCCAGCCAACCCGAGATTAGTGCCATCAAACGTCAGGTTTGCAGATCCTGCCAACAAATTTGCACTGTTGTATTGAACCTGAGTGTTTGCCCCGGCTGCTGCACTAGTTAACGCAACATTGCTAACCCAAGCGCCACCAATGCTGGTAAGAACATTTCCTGTCGTTCCTGGTGCAACAGACGCTATTGCGTTAGTCCCATTTCCTATCAACACATTGTTGACAGTTAAATTTGCACTGCCCGTTCCACCAGAAGACACGGCAAGAGGACTGGTCAAACTTATGTTTGATACTGTCCCGCTTGATATTGTGACGTTTGCGAGCGTTACGTTATTGATCGTAGTGATCGTGTTGCCCAGCAAGACAGATGTATTGCCGATTGTGATCGGCGTGTTAAAGTTACTGTCTAACTTGGCGAGAGCAATGTTCCCGCTTAGATTGGCAAAAGCAAATGGGACGGTCATTAGAACCTCGCTCTCAATTCGTGTTCAAACTCAAAAGTATTCACAGTATAACCAGCACTGTTACTGTTGATAGTCAGGCCAAGATACTTTCCGTACTGCTGGGCGTCTGACTTGTACAGAGAGTACCCGTAAGACGTTTCCCATCCAACCGTTTGCAAACTATTGTTTTGCCAAGTTACGGGTTGGTAGGAATTGTTAATCCAGACAACAGAGTTGTCAATTGTATACGCACCAGTTGCTCCTAACCCTTGTTCATTATCTACGCTGATCAACAGAGTAGACGCTGCCTGCAACTGCGCTTCAATTGCAAACTTCAATGCCTGCTTGGTTCGTATGGGGTCACCCATAGGCATCAGAGCAGTTTGGATCATTGTTGCTACATTGGCCGTGGAATTAGCATAGAGACGGAAGAGGCTTGAGCCTGCGGTCCCATAGAGTCGAATTACCCCCGCTGTAGGGACGGAAGTGATGTAGTCCAACGCTCCTTGGGAGGTTAGAAACCACTTCTTCTCGAAGAATACGGCTTGGACCTTTCTCGCTCCAACTGCCGGGTCGTTGTAGGTGAAGGAGAATGCCGCGCATAGTATGTTGTTCAGTAAGACCTGACCTCCGCTGATGGGCTTGTCAAAGTCTATGAGTTGGAACACCCCGTCTAAAGCGTCTGACAACTTGCTAGTAGTAGATCCGACCAAGGAATAAATTCCGTAGTCGTTCATGAACAGTACAGACCGGAAGAACGGGTAGATAGCGTAGATACGTTTGGTCCCTACGCTTGCCGATACGTTGGTATTTGTAAATAAAGTCTGACCGTTGGTGTCAACGCGAACGTCAGAGAAGACGTTGATACTTGTCTCGCCAAATATGTACAAAAAATTGTTGGCTGATAGAAGTGCGCGTATGTTCCCGTGCAGGGTGGAATCAGACAATGTGAGAGATCCGGCAGATATGCTGGTGAAATCACTGTAAGAGTCTGCTGCGGAGTAGTAGACGGTACGCCCAGCCGCCACCCATGTTCTGCCAGAGAATGTGGCTACAGAAACTAACTGTTCTGTGTTTACAACCGCTGTGACATTAGCAGCGGTTGTGAATCCACCACCGGAAAGAGTTACGTTTGCAGTTGTGTACCCAGCCCCAGGGTTTGTCATCACAATCTGCGAGACAGTATTACCCAGAACAATTGCTGTAGCAGTAGCTGAAGTGGTATTAGCATCTCCAATTGCCACCGTTGGTGCTGACGTATAGCCAGAACCACCGTTGTTGAGGAGGATGCTGACTGTTCCAGTTCTGAATGTGACGATCTGGGCTATGGCATTAGCGCCAGACCCTCCACCACCTGAGAAAGTGATGGTGGGAGAGGATGTATATCCGCTACCTGCGTTAGTCAAAGATACGGTGCTTACGCCACCAGTAGAAATGACTGCGTTAGCAGTAGCACCACCGCTTGAAAAAGTTACAGCAGGGACAGAAGTGTATCCAGACCCTGCTTCAACAACTGAAATAGCAACAACAGCTCCAGCACTGATGCTGGCAACCGCTGTAGCTTGGGTTCCACCCGTGATGTTGGGTGCGCCGATGGTTACATCAGGTACAGCCGTGTATCCAGAGCCACCAGCAGTCACAAAAACAGATCTAATGCCACCAGATCCGGTGACAATTGTTGCTGTGGCTACTGCCTGCACCCCGTTAGCATCATTGGGTGCACTGATCACTACGTTAGGTGCAGATGTGTACCCAGAACCTGGGTTTGACACTGCTATCAGGCCAACAGACCCAATAGAAACTACGTTGGCACCGTTCCAGCTCGACAATCCTTTGTCTGTGTCTGCAATAAGTAGTCTTTCGTTCTTCCACTGGGCAGCACTGACGTTTGCATTGCTGAACGTGCCTGCAACTGCTACGTTGCTAGTCACATTGCTAGTCAGATTGAACGCTTGTGCTCTTCCGTCTATCTCAAAACTGACTATGTAGTCAGATACATTGATATTTGTAGACGTTAGAAAAGAAGTTGTGTTGGCAAAGACAACAACATTGCCTGTACTGTTTCTAACGGCTTCTTGAGCAGGAACAATTTTGATGTTGGAGTCGCCAATAGGCATGGCGTTTTCCAACCACGAGAATTCATCGTCCTTAATGGCCGTTCGGTTGGCTTTTGTGTTTATGCCACCAAACGTTTTCAGGACAGTGTATCTTTTTTGCTGTTCCTGGGATGCCATGTTAGTAAGGACTGCTATACGGGTCCGGAATCCTGCGCGTGAAGACTGAATTCAACACGCTCTGTACTTGACGGTTGTACTGCTGGAGGAAAATCTCAGATTCTCCGTAGCTTTGTTCCTTGTACTTTGCCTTGTATGCCGCGTAGAACGCCACAGGAACGGTGTACGGATCATTGATGGCGTCATTGACCGTAGGATTGGTCAAAACCAGCGGAGAAGGCAGGATAACCGTATCCACTTCCATGCTATAGGACTGGTCAGGGATAGGAGAGATGTAAATTTGCGATTGACCATACGTTGAGAAGCACACGGGCCGTCCAACGTAGTTCTGCCAATAACGCAACTGGGCGTTGAAGTTCGTCCAGGGAAGGTAACGCAGAGGAATCCTAGAATTCCCCCAGTAGATCGTCAGGTTGAGTACATCCAAAGTCTGCGAACCATTAGGTAACGACGAAAACGGGATGACTTCTGCATTCTGAACGTACAGCAAACTGGCTGTGCCGTTGGTAAAAGCGGTTGACGGGGGGAAATTAGTCCCGGACGCGGGGTACGGAGGGGATGTAGTCCCTAGCGTTCCACCTACTGTGACTTGGTAGATAAATATATTTGAAAATATGTACTGTCCTGCGGTGACAACAAGTCCAGCAGACCAGATAATTGCGGCTGTGCCGTCTGGTGCGAGTGGTGTAGCAGAAATTTGCAGGGTACGCAGGCAACCAGTGTCTCGTACTACCCTTTCACGCCCATCATTGACGTAATCCGTAATCTCATCGTTAGACCAGAAGTTCCCATTGGCATCGTGTAGAAGCCTGCGAACGTCTGTGATATACGAATTTAGGGTTGCCATAGTTGCCTATTGTAACCCTCAGGAGACTTTTCCCCCTACCCCTACTTTTTTGACGGGTAGGGGTACTACGCCTACCGCCGAGGGAATGCGGTCCTGCGCTGAATGTTGGCCGATGCGGAACATAGCCAACCGTTCAAGTCCGATTTCAACATCCGACGAATGGGTCGCAAAACCCAGACGGACTGCATATGGGAGCTTGTCACCATCCTGGTAACCAAAGATGTGCCTAGCAGCCTCGATAGGGACTACCGTAGGCACACCTTTTTTGAACTTATAGTCAACACCGGCATGACGATCAGCCAAGTCGGTGTCACTACAGTTGGTTACAAAGACTTCCATCAGAACGAAACCGAGTCACCGTAGATACGAATGTCAACAATGGCCGATGCCGCGTTGGTGACGTTCAAATACAATGCCGAGGTATTCGCTCCGTTGACTGTTGTGGTCAGTGCGTAAGGGCTGGCAACCGTTAGGTCTTGGAACCTGTTAACAGCAGTCAAATTTGCTAATGAGACTGTTGCTACAACCGCATTGCTAGTGTTGCCATCATTAGTTGTCGTGATATTCACGTTAGCCAAAGATGCACTAGCATTTGCGTTTTGTACCGTAACCCGACGAATAATTACCTGACCCGATGTTGCAAGTGCGTTCCCATTGGTGAGACCGCCTTGAAAGAACGGGATAGCCACTACCGCATTGCCAGCCGTTGCCAAAGACGCTCCGCTAACTCGTGCTATTGCATAAGTACCAAAAGAGTCTGGTAGGTTTGATCCGACTGCATCTGCGCTTGCCATGTTTACTCCTTAACTAGTAAACGTGGAGTTTGCAGTCAAACCACCGTTCACCGTCAAGAAGGTGATGGTGTTTGCAGTCGTGGTCGAGTTGGCAACTACGTTCACACCGTCACTGATCAGCACTCCACCAGTGTTTGCTGGGGTCAGCAAAACCAACGCGGTTCCGTTGTTAGCGTAGATCTGGCTGTTCAGTGTTGGGAACATCAAATATACGCCAGCAGGAACTACGTTACCGGCAACGGTTGCCGGAGCGATCAGAGTCTGAGTGGTGAAGTAAGCACCAGCCGTGTTGCTGTTAGCACCGGCAATCAGGATCTTGTTTAGGGCGAGAGCCATGTTTCTCTCCTTACAGGGTCAGCGAGTTGTAAGAACTAACCCGAGTCATAGACTTCGGTTTAGTGCTAACCAACTCAGCAATCATCAGCACTGCGCCGACGTAACCAATCTGCCAGTTAGGCAGGGTGGACTCAAACCCAGTAAACACAAACGAACCCTGCTCGTGGATGTACAGGTTCAGGTAGTTCGTGTTGACAAAGTAGACAACGCCTTCGGGGCAGTACGGATCTGGATAGATCGGCACACCAGCAACCATCAGTGCACGGAACGCAGCCTGTGGCCCGTTGTTGTCACCATCAAAGGCAGAGCCTGGGGTGATGGTGTACTGCTCTTGACCAACAAAGTCTTGAGCCAACAGAGTCCAAGTACCAAATCCGCAAACACCAAAGCTCGGCACTTCTGCACCGTTCTTCACGGTTCCAGAAATGTATTGCAGGATGTTCTGACGGGTTGGATTGACGTTACCAGCGTTGTAGACCTTCGACTTCCACCAAGTGTAGGTATTACGGTTGATGTTGCCGTAGGTCACTAGGTTCGTGCCATCGTCAATCGCGCCTGGGAGGCCGATAAACTGCTGGGTGTTTGTGGTGTTGTTGTACAACGATGTTGCCATCGCGTCCATCATCACGTTGGTCGCATCGTTCATCCGTGCTTCGATCAGCGGGATAATTGCTGCGTCCTGCTGAACTGCACCTTCCATCCCGAGAAACGGGACTGGTGTGATCATCAGCTTGAGGTTGAACTCAGCGTTGTAGGCACCCTGCTGGACAGACGGTTGAGCGAACGAGCCGCTGTAGTCTGACCACTGTGCGTTTACAAACTGAGCGCCCTGAACGGGCACTGTTACGGAAGACACACCGCCGCTGGCTTGCTGACTGTTGGCAATCAGTGCTGCGAGAAGAGGGGTCGAGTTATAAAGCTGTACAACCAGCTTCGGGATAAATGCCCTACGAGTGACGTAAGTTAACTCAGTGTACTGAGTTGATCCCGTTGCCGGTAGAATTCCGCCACCAATAGGCATAACGATCTCCGGTGAGGTTTACAAACCAATAGGACGAGTCGGTCGCCGCAAATCTTGCAACGCATTGACCGCTTCGTTTCTTGCTGCAGTAATTGGGTTTTTCCAATATTTATTCAGATCAAATTTCTGAATAACTTGTGGATTGTACCCAGAAGGTGTGGGTGTCGCGGCTTGCTTCATCCACTCGTGATACTCAGCGGCGGTCTCGTGATTAGTGATACCGCGCTCAAGCATGATTTTCTCAATGCCCTTGATATCATCGTCAGAACTTGCCAAGCCCTTCTGCTTCAACGAATTGCGACGTTTTTGCAGTTCTTCCACGGCGTCACGCTCTCGGAGTTTGTTCTCCAGAGATTGGACCCGCGCTTCTGCTGCGGAGATTGCATTGTTGGTGTGATCTTCAATTTCCAGTTCTGGAATCGGAAGATCGGGCTTAACCTTCTTGGTCATTCGCAAAAATTCTTTGCGAGTAGAAGGATTCTCAGCGAGTTGCTGTGCCAATGCCGCGAGTTCGTCGCGAGCATCAACTGATAGATTTTCAAGAGACATTGTTACCCTCGTTACAATGTGGTTTAAATAACTTTCTTGCCGTCACCAGGCTTTTGAACTGCCATCTTGTTCTTAGAAACATCAGATGGCTTGTCAAGACCGCCGAAGCGAGCAAAGCGTGGTGTGTTTACAATCTGGCCGTTTTCCTGACGGTCGTCAGTTGGGCGGCGGGGAGCAGAAGCTCCGCGTGGTTTGAAGAGGTCCAAAGCTAACTCCTTATCCCAATCCTGGGGGTTTTGGCGCACCTGCGCCAGGGGGCGTCATTCCCGGAGGCGGGGCTGACTGAATTGAACGAGACTCAGGAGTCATGCCACCGGCTTTAGGTAGCGTCTGCAACATTTGCAGAATCTCTGACTGCTGGAGTTCTCCAGTTTCATTACGTTTGCCGCCCAGCAAACCACCAAGTTTGCGAGAGGCTTCCATGATTGCCTTTCCTTCATCCGACTCTGCACCGACTGCCGGGAGAGACTGGTCAAGAAGATCAAGCGCAATAGAAATATTGATCATTGCTGCTTCACGAGTGCCCATCTGTTTTTCAGGAGTGGACATTGGAGCAGCCATAGGAGGCGTCTCAGGGGACGAAGCCGCTGGAGACGGAGGAGTTGGAACCGGTGCATTGGCACTACGGTCGCCTTTCATCAACTCCATCAATTTATCTGCTGGTACGCTCATGTGCGACCTTTTATACCCAATTACAATTTAAGTCAAGTGGGAGGCTCATCGCCCACCTCCCGCAGGCCGGTTCAAAAACCTGTTACGTTCGGATTACTTCCGACCTTTACGACCACGACGTGCCATGACGATCTCCTGGTTGCGGGGCCACTTGAGAAGGGCAAGCAGCCATACCCATCGAACTCTTTGTGAATTACCGGCGAGTCTTGCGACCGCGCTTCATTGCTTTGTACATTGCAATTACCTTCGTGTGTAGTCACGGGTCATGCGGGAGGAATTACCCGCACTCCCCATCCTATTCGTCTGTGTGCGGTACGTCAAGGATGGAGTTGTTTGCCTTGCATCTAGACTTTTTGCAGTGACGCGGGGTTGATCCCCGGTCTTTGTGTAGCCTTGAGTAACCATTATTGCCCCTTTGGAGGTTGCATAGCCGCTTGTTGGGCTTGTGCGGCTTCCATCTTCTTGAGACGGTCTTTCAATTGTTGCTTCATGGGTGGCTCAAGCAAGTCTAGCAAGGATTCCTTGTCAATGACTTGTGCTTTGAACAGATTGAACGCCAATTGACGCAAATCTTCCATAAAGATGGGTGAATTGCTGTGTGCATCCACTTTTACAGCGTAATTCTTTGGCAATTGCTCGGCAATGAACCGATTGCCCTTGGTATCCGTGTAATGCGTGTCTGGATACGCTTGCATGAGCTTGAGATACAGAGTCGCCATCTTTTCTAGCGAATCTTCGATGACAAGCGCCCGTTTTTTGGCACGAGATGACCCTAAACGGGCAAGTTGACTGGCATGACCGGACGATCTGACCCCGGATTCCCCCCGTCCTTGCAAGACGGAGACGATTCCAGAGGCTTCCTCAAACATAGAGTCAATTTCACCGATCTCACGGAAGAGATCTGGCGGCATTTGCGGGGCGAGCTTCTCAACCTTGGCGCTTGGCATATCTGTTGCCAAGATCCCTCCTGCACGGTTAAGAGCAAAGTTTTTTTCATCCAGGATTCCAGTGAACCCGATGAGTGCCGTAGGTGGACTGACTTGCTTAGACAGGATGTCCAAGATCTCCGTCATGCGCTTGTTACGCATCTGCTGGAGATAGATCAGACGGGATACTTCTGACTGTCCCCAGTAGTAATCGTAAAGCGGCAGGGGGCAGATCTGGATGAAGGGCAGCTCGCCTTTCAAGAAGACAGTTGCGCCAGGGCGGTCGTAGATGATGACATCTGGATCTGCGCGGGTGACTACTTGGTAGTCGCCGGTCTCATCGTTCCAGACCCAGAGTTCCGTCATCTCGACGGTTTCCTCAGAGACTTGGGCTTTGTAGCGGTTGCCGCCGGACAAGTCAAGGTTGACGTTCCCGTAAAGAGTCGGGTCCGTCTGACTCATGATAATGCGTTGGACGCCGTTGGCAACTTCGGTGCGCTCGTGCTGCACATACGACACGCGCTCTACAATCTTTTCCCGCTGAGGGTGGCTGTAGAGGCGATTGAAGAGTTCAGACTTCGTGATGTAGTAAGTCTGAATTATTGCTTCTTGTCTGTCAGTGTATGGAGTGTCCTCTCGTAGGACACCGATGCTGGCCGGTTCCACGAGATACGGATGAATACCGTTTCGATAAACCAGTTTAATAAAGGTGCTGTTGTAGCACAGAGACCATGATACCGCTGTCGAGAATACTTGGTCAGCATTGCTG